TATCGGTCAATTGTCTGCGCAAGTTGCTGCTGCAATGGAAACAAACATCTGGACAGGTGTTAACGCAACTAATGGTCAATTCGCAGGTATCTCTACACAAATTGCTTTGGATGCAGCTTTGATAGTCCAAGCAGTAGTTGCAAATAAAGCGCCTACAACAAAACTATATTTTTGACCAGCAGCATCAGCAACGGCAGGAAGCGTAACTTGTGCGCCTGCTGCAGCATTGAGAATAAATGTTTTGCCGCTATCTTCAGCAGTTAAGGTTGCTGCGCCTGTCAATGTTTCGATTACATCTAATTGACGTAGAACGTCGTTAGATACAGAGTTTAAAGTTGTACTCATTTTTTAGTTATTTGTTTAATTTTTCAAAAATTGAATCAATAGTTGTGCGCGTTTTTCTTGGTGCTAATTTGAACAATTCAACCGGCTGCGCATTCTCCGGATTGTGTTGTATAGGTTTAGGCTCTGCTTCTTCTGCTGCCAATTCAACCGGTGCCGCTTCTTCTGCAACTACTTCGGGTGTTTGCGCTTGGAACTTCGCTAATTCTGATTTTAATGATTCGTTTTCTGCTTGCAATTTTTCCATTGCGCTAAAGAACGTTTCTTTGATGATGCTTTCGATAGTTTTTTTAGGAGCTGCATCCGCTGCCATTTCTTCCTCTACCATTGGCGAAGCCTCAACTTCTACTTCTACTTCTGGAGCTTCTTCTTCTTCAACTTCTTTTTCTTTGATTTCAGCAATCAGACCTTCTTCAGCTACGATCAAAACCATTCCGTTTTCTAAATCGTATTCTCCTACAGGAACCGCAATACGCTGATCATCTTCTGTAACAATAAATACTTCGTTACCTGCTTCAAACGCATCCGCCTCTAATACAGAAACGCCATCCGTTAGCTTCATTTGTTCTAGCTTAACTTCCATTCCGAGAAGCGTGCGAACTTTGTTTAAAATTTTGTTTTCGTTCATCGTTTTTATACTTTATACCTGCTTAACTTAATTAATATAATTATGTTGCACTTTTATCAGCTAACGCTAGTAATCGTTCTTGTTCCGTTGTTATCTGTAACTGTATATGTTCCTTGTTTCGATACAGAGCCTACGCCTTGATTTTGTAGATCTCCGTTACAACATTCTTTTGAATACTTACCGTTACCGCACAGGCAACCGCGCTTACCGCCTCTAGGGCTTGACTTACTTGGTGTTTTCATTTTAGAAGTTCTTTAAGTTGGTTAATGATTTGATTATTCTCGTTTTGCATTAATGCCATTTCGTATTTATCAGCAAAGTAACCTTCGATTGAAAAGCCTTTGACTTCGCCGGCCTTTACTTTTTTCCAAACATCATCGTTGTTTACCTTCATTAAAATCATCCAAGTTCCCTTAGGTAGATCAAAACCGTATAAATTAGCCTTGTCCATTTTAGGATCGTCAATTATCCAAGTTTCAACTACTGACATATCGTCAAGATCCGTAGCGTGTTCTAACGTTGCGTTATTTTGGTTTGACTTCATCTGGAATAAATGCGAAGCCTTGCGCACCGTATCCTCAGAAAAGTATATTTCCCACTCGCGTTTGGTCTTTTCGTTTTTACGGTAAATCTTTTTATTCGGTACCAAAGCGGCGCCCATCAAAATACGCTTCTCCTGATCAATCTCTTTGAGCTCTACTTGGTGTTTTGCTAAGGCGATAAAGTTTTCCTCAATAGCCGGATATTCTACAACAGAAACCGCCTCAATGCCGTGCATCGGATCCTTCTCGTCAATTATTAGTTCTATTAGTTCCATAGTCTATAAACTTGTTTTGTTTTATAACGTTGCGTTTTTAATACGGTTCCTATCTAACGCCTGAGCTGATGTTACCTCACCACTTACCACATACGCTTGAATTGGTTGTTGTTGTATTTGTGCAAGCTGATTCATTCCTGAATTGCCTACCACATTGAAGTTTGGTGCTTGAGCTGCTGAACCTCCAAAAGAATTACTGATGTTTCCACCACCTCCTCCACCGCCACCATTCGGAACTTTTACTGCCGTGATTGCTTTGATGTTTTTGATACCTGCTGCAATAGCCAAACCTGCGTTGATAGGCGCAAGTACAGGCCCTACAATTGGAACTCCTACCGTAGATGTGTATGCCTTTTGAGCAGATAGATAAGTGTCAATAGTTGCTTGAGCAATTGCTGCTGCTTTACCTGCTGCGCTTTCTCTACCGAATAGGTCTGCAACTTTACCAAGAGTATCAGACGTAGCTTGTAGGGCTTCATTCATATCAGCAATCTTTTGCTTTTGAATTTCCTTCTCTGCTTTAGCTATGTCTAATTTTAATTGTAATCCGTTTTTTAGCCCTTCGTTTTCTAACTTTTGAAACTCTAAAGTTTTGTCTAAAGTAGCTTTGCGAATGTCAAGTTTTTTAACCTCCATATCTTGGAGGATAGAAACCTCTTTCTCTGCCTCTTCTACAACTTTATCAGCAGATTTGGTAACTACCTTTTCGGCAGGCTTATCCATTTCCTTTAGAGCAAGAGTAAATCCTGCAGCTTCGTTTTTTAGTTGGGCTAACTTTGTCTTTGTTTCCTCAATTACTTTATCAGCTTCGTCAGCAGTTTCTTTAGGATTAAAAATTAAACCTGTGATGCTTTTGTTTAGACCTTCGCGCAAGTTAAAATCTTTGCCTAATGCCTTTCCAACCATATCAACCGTACCAAGTAACAACTGAAGCGGAGCAGTTAAGAAAGTAAGTATACCTGTTAGAATTTCTTGGTTTCGTTTTGCAGCATCTACCTGCGCTTTCTTTGTAGATTCTTGTTGAACTAACTGCGCCTCCGTTGCCTTAATTACGGCTTGAATTTGCGTCTGCTTAATTCTTAAAATGTCGCGCTCGGACTTACCTTGTAGTTTTAAGATGTTATCCTGACCTGATATTGTATCGTATTTCTTTTGTTGTGCAAGTACGTTTGCATCCGTCTTTGCGTTGAGTTTAGATTGCTCATCGCTTACACCGCTAACCGCAGCTTTGATATTATCCCAAGTTGCCGCAAAAGTACCTAACGCTACAACAAGTAAACCAATACCAGTTGAACCGATGGCAGCTTTCATAGCTGAACCAAAAGCCTTGATAGATGGTATAGCCTCACGGAATCCTCTAACACCATCAGCTATAGCCATCGCAGATTGTACTTTAAGCAATGCCTCCTCTACTTGAGCTGATTCCGCTCCAAAAGCACCCATCGCTCCCTGCACAAGTTGAAACCCTGCCGTAGCGCCACCCAAAGCACCGCCTAACTTTTGAGACATTGTACTCGCAGCAGCATCAACTGCCATATCCGTTTGGATTTGTACTTTTCGGTAACGTCCTACGGTTTCTAATAAGTCCTGATATTCTTGAGATGCCGTTTGTCCTGCGTTGGCTAACTCATACAACCTATCTTCAGCCTCACCCATTCGAGTGGTAAGCGGTTGCAAGTCTCCGTATACTTCCTCAAAACTTGCTGATACATCGTTGGTAGCTTTAGAGAGGTTCTCCATTGCATCAACTGCCTGTTTAGTATCTACGTCTATTTTTATGGTTTTAACCTCTGCCATTTGTCTTATTTGTTAGTTGTCGTTTTCCTTGTTTCCACATTTTTTTCATAGACGTGGTTAGTTCGTGTTTTCCTTTGGCTATGTCAATCAACTCGGATTCTCCGTAGAAGTTGTCAAGTTGTAGCATTGAAATTATTTGCTTTATCATTGTATTATATAAAAAGATTCAGTTGTTGTGCTTCCGTCCGTGTTTTGGTAAACTATGTTTATAGTGTAAACCGTACCTGCTGCACCACTCGGTAAGCCTATCGTCAAAATACCGCTTGCAGTCATTGGATTTGGCGAAAAGGTTACGTCAGTATCAGAACACGAAAACTCTGCCTCTAAAGCGTTGTTTGGTAAGTTAATTAGGTACTTAACGCTTCCACCTTCAGTAGATACTTTTGGGTTTGGATTCGTAGAGTTTACAATCGGTCTAAAATCCAAGATGAGTTGCAAGTCTGCGTCTCCTGTAGTTAGGTTCGTTTTCATCTCGTTGATGATGTACCTTCTATCTCTAATTACAAGCCTATCGTTTAACTGCAATCCTGTCAATAAGCTCACAGGTAGTTTAGCTTTGACGCTGATTAAACGCTGCTTTAAATTGTAAAGGTTGTACAGGTAGCTAAAATAGTAATTAGCAAAGAGCGTGTTTTGGATAGGGTAGTCAAGTATCGTGCTTGTTTCAGGTGCAAAGTTCAAGGTATAGTCCGTGTTATTGTAGAGTAATTCCTGCCCAAATGGAGTATAGTCTACAACCGTGCTATGCCCTCCTCCATCGTTAGCCCATTTGAAATCGCACTCTTGATTTCGGTACTGATACAATAGAACTGGCTTAGGTATGTATGGAGCAAACTCCGAGTTCAAAGAGTAGCCAACTTGCAGTACCTGCGTTCCGTTAAATTTCTGCTGAAGCAAATTCTCAAAAGGAACTTCAACCGTAAACTCACCTCCGTCATAATTGTATTGATATGTCGTGTCTCCGTAGCTTCTGCTGAATGTCTGCGAAAAGTTCTTGTTTAGGAAGCACTCGGAATCTTGGTACTTGAAAGAAATCTTTTTGTAGAGCGGCATTCTTGCGTGTTCAATCGTATTTACGTCAACGTATTCGCTAACGTCTACAACTGCGCCTTTGCTATACCAGTCATCTAATGGCTCAACCCAATACTCTCCGTCCGTGATTGAGTATACCGTCATATTAAACACCTTGAGAATCCCTGCGAAGAAATCTGCTATTTTCATAACAGGTGCATTTGCTGCAAGGTCAATCATTAGGTTTAACGTGAGCGGGTCATAAACAACCGTTAAGTAGTCCGTGTTTACTGAACCTGCCGTAATATAATCAACCTCGTATCTTAATTCCGAGTCAATAACGTTTGCGCCATCCGTTCTAATATTGAAAGTATAGGTAACATCCAATCCCGAAGTTTGGTTTATAGTGTCAAGCGTATAGATGCCTGTTCCAAAATCTTGAATCGTATTATACAGGTTTCCGTTTTGGTATATGTCGATGCTATAATTTGCCGAAGTAGTCGTTGCCGTTACCTCGTAAATCAAGCGGTGCGTAATTACACCTGCAAGCTCTTGAACTTGTATTGTGTTTGTTGCTGACGTGTAAGTGTTTGTTAAATCGTAGTTTGTGAATGTCGGGGTGATTGTATCAGCCGATAATTCTTGAGCAAGTGAATACTGAACCAAAACATCCTTGCCTTTGTACCATAGAAATAAATCCGTAAACCGCTCATCCTGCAAGAAAGCGCCTTGAAATTTGATGCTATACTTGTTTTGGATTTCCTCAAATATTTTAGCAACTCTAAATACAGGGAACAACTCCGTTTTATTTATAGCTCCCGAAGTCGTGTGAATATCGTTTTGCGTTAAGGTGTTTACTAACCAGTTCGGAAGCGGTGCGTTAGGAGGTACTGCCTGATACTTCCAAATGCGATTAGAAGTGATTAGCGGGTACTTTACATCGTAAGTGTTATTGGCATCCTCTATGCGCGCTAAAACCTCCGCAGAAGTAAAATCGTGAGCATATGACGTATAGTCCAAATCCGAAAGCAAGTCCTCACCAAATGTATCTTTAAGCGTTACTCCTTCTCCGTAGAAAGTTAGTTTATAGGAACTCGGTTTGCCGTTAGTTAGCGTTGCTCCGTCTAATTGTACTTTTCCCTTACGAAAGGTGCTTAGGTTTATTTCTATATATGCGTCTTTTCGTAGGTTATTATCCGTTGTGAAATCAATGTCGGAGTTATACCAATGCTCAAAAAATGCGTTGTTTACATCCGATGCAGGTACGGTGAATCCTTGCGAGAAATCCGTAAACGTTTTAGATATGTCCTGAACGTTTTGAATAGAGCTTGTTACCTGTATCTGCTCGTCATTGAATAGCTCAATGCGGTTACCTTCTATGTAGAGTTGTACTTTTCTCATTAGACTATTGAATTGATGACATCATAAGCAAATTCAAACTCTAACTGATAGTTAATCATATGCGTGTTTATGCTCTTGAATAACTCCGTGTTTTTGGTGTTTAGTTTAGCAGGCTTCTTGTTAATGAGGATTCTTTCCGATAGCATCAACTGCTGAATAACCTCCTTAAAACTTTCGCTAACCCAATCCGTATTAACTCTAATCATCTTCTTTCCGTTGGCATTAAATACCTGTCGCTGACCTTCCAAAGTTGAGTAGTTAGGGTATCTGCTCGGCATTAGATTATACTCCGTGTTTTCAACTGCCAAACTATCGTTGCTCGCTTTGAAGAACCATTCGCGCTGCCAAGCTCCAAACTTGTTGACAAAGTCTAACTGAACTGGTGTGTATTTGCACTCCTCTTTCGGTTGAAACGTAGCCGTAAATAATACCGCTGCACTTCCGTCAATGATTTCTAACTTGTTACCTGCTGCGCCATATGTTGAGTATACTCTTGGTATATCTCTCCACACGTTGTTTGTAAGAGCTACGGTTTGGCTTGCACCTGTGGATAGGTTCGTGTATTTAACCGAGTTGCCGCTGCCTGTGTATAGCGTTAGCCATCCGTACTCACCGCTTAAATCATAGTTGTAGGTATATGTTCCTGACGAAAGTAAATAGTTTCCGAGCGCAGGGTTGTAGCCTTCTTCATAGTAGCCGTAGCCGTCAACACCAAAATGAGTTTGAGTGCTTCCTACCTGAATAAAAGACGTACTGATTTTCTTAAATAGCTTTAAGCCTACGTTGCACCATTGCGCAGAAGGCGTAGCCGTGAAAATGTTTGTGATAGTTTGTAGTGTGTCGTGGTCTATGTACTCACGGATGTAAGGCGATACGTCGTAATAAGTCGCAGGATTGTTCGATGAAGGTATCTTCTTGCTTAATGTGTAAGCAGGTGAAGCAGGCATTGAGCCTGTGCCATTCCAAAGATAGATCTCTAACTTGGTTTCTATCTGTGAGGTTTCGTTAATCGTAACTATGTACGGATTCCGTGCGTTAATTGTTGCCATTATTTCTTAAGTATATTGTCAATTTGTTGATCAAATAATTTTTGAGTGTCCAGAGCGAAAGATTGTACCAGCTCATCTGGAAGGTTTTTATAAGCAGCTTCAAAAGGTTTAGTAAAAAACATACTTGGCCTGATTCCTTTATTGTAAATTCCGCGAGTGATCAGAAACGCAGTTGATTCGTAGCTTAAAAATTTACCCGTCTTTTTATCTTTAAATTGAAACCGGCGCTTTCTTACCCATTCTTTAATACCTTCAGTTAGTCCTCCTTTTTTTCCGGTACCTGATCCGAATTTAAACGGTGAGTTAGGAGCTTTCTCAGAACTAGATTTACCTTTGACGCCTAGATCTTGATAGGCTCCGTAATCTTCCATATAAAACTGCAGCGAGAAACTGTTAGGCATTGCTTTAACATCTCCTTTAATAGAGTTATAAAGCTTCTTTGATACATTCCTATTGCCGTTAGTTAAATTGCGTTTAGAAACGCTAACAACGTGGTTACGGAATCTTTCAAGCGCCTTCTGTACCTCCTGCTTTTCCATTAGCAGATAGTCATTTCATTAGGTACAACTAGATCAAAAGTCATTGCCCAACCTGCAAGGTTATTCTCAAATCGTTCAGCAAACGGTTCTAACGTTACGGCTTCTTCTATTTGTACTTTCTGATCCCAAATGCTGCCTGCCTTCATTAGTTTGTAGGCTCTGATCAATACGGAATGCATTGCGTTTAACGCATCCGTTTCGTTGTCCATACCATAAAACAGGTCTGTATCGTTTTCCTTTGTTATGTCAACTATATCCATAGCCATAATAGTAACATTGTAACGGATGACAAATTCCTCAGCAGTTGAACTGTTTACCATTATATGAACTAACGGAAAGATTGTTTTCTTGTCCAGATCAATGCCGAATATATCGCCCTGAGAAATTTGGTTTACTATTGGATCGCCATTAAAATGCAGGCGCAAGGTTTCTAATGTTTGGTAGTAGTTCATCGTCTTAGTTGGCGTTCAAATTGTCTTTTTTCGATTTCGTTTTTTTGGTGCTCAAACGTGAGATAGGTGAGACATTTAAGTAGTCCGAGCTTGGTAACTTCATCGAATTTAGTAACGTCTCCTTGAGCGAGTCCATATATAGACTGATACCATCCCCATCGTTTGGCAAATTGAGTTGTTTCACTAAAGTCGCTGATAGGTTCGGATCCTTCTGTAGGTTTTTCTGTAAATAGTTCAGGGTAGCTGCTAGTAATTCGTTGCTTAAATTGTAAAAAAAAACCGATGCTGCTATACAAACATCAAGCGGCGCGTACTGCATCAGATCCTGAAACTCTTTTGTTCCTGAGTATTCCTGTATCTCGTATTTATCTTTGATTCGTTTTTTAATAGGCCTGTACATTACTGCCATCGCCTTGTTAAAACTATCCCATCCCTGTAAATGATTTTCTAAATCTACGTACTCGCCAAATGTAATATCTTCAAGGTTCGGAATAAAACCAAACTCAATAGGGCCCATTTTAAAGGTCTGTTGAAATTTAGGCTTTTGTTCGAATAGCTGCGCGAAGTGAGCTACCATTTCATTTAGTGAACTCAGTTTAATTTTGGCCACATCTACCAACCGGATGCCGCAAAAGATTTCGATCATCTTCTGGGCCACAAATTCCTCATCGTTTGAACCTTCTTGTACTTTTAGGAAATCTACGTAATTCTTTAACGGGATTTCGTGTAGTGAGGTTGGTACGTTTATTTGCAATTCCATATCTGTATAACTTATTTTTTTGTTAGTTGTTGCACGTAGTTATAAGCCTCTCGTAACATCGTCAAATGTACGCGCATTTTATCAGGGTTGTTAAAGATTATTTTTATTCGTTTTCCGGTACGCTGCCTGATATACTGCTCTACCAAATAGCACATTGCTTCCGTGTAGTTCTCTGACATTAGCGAATGTTGTAAGTACCGTAGTTTTTCTTTAGGCCTAGCGTTTCCATCTCGTGGTATCTCAGCGCATCAATAGCGTGATCCAATCCACCTGCAGGGTTTCGGCCTCTGTTTCCTGCCTTGTCAACATCCCAACAATAAGCGCGAAGTTCTTTGATTAGGTTTGTACTTTGTTTTGTTACTAGATACTCCTGCTGCTGCATTACATCAATACCGTAATTAATAGAATCTTTGCCCTTCGTTACTCCTTTAATCGTCTTTCCGTAGCGTTTAATCTCGTCAATTGATTTCGGTTCTGAACTATCCGCGTAAATAATAACGCCAGACGGTAGCACCTTTGCAATATCAGAGTTTAGCATCCCTGTACGGTAAACTAATTCGTTTACTATTCGCTTTCCGTTCCAATTATAAATCTCAATAGCTGCCGTTGGATCGTTAGTATATCCAAAGTCTAAGCCTATTCCAACTAAACGCGCATCTTCCGGTACCTTGTCAATCTCTTTCCAATTCTCAAAGATTACTCCCTCAAGCATTCCGATTTCTCCTAATCCGTAAACCTTCCACCAATTAGACCAATAGTTAGACGTTGCTGCCTTGTCGCGGTTCTTCTCTATTTGTGTTACAATACTCTGATCAAGTGCTTCGTTGTCTTTATAGGTAAGAATTATAAAATCTGCATCTGGTTCGTCTTTTAGTTCCTTATGTACCCAAAACTCATTAGCTGGATTAAAGTCAAGGTAAATATCCTTTTTAGTACGAATAGAAAGCTCATTGTAACTTTCAAACGTTACGTTATTACACTCGTTTATATACAAGATATCACGTCTGGCACCACGTAGCTTGCTGGAATCATCTGCTGAGAAAAACTCAATATAACTTCCGTTCTTGAATGTGTAGGTTAATAACGACTTATTGAACTGCTCATCTACATAACGATTAGTCCACTTCATTATTTTCAAGAAGTCTTTTAAGGCACCCCTACGCAAATGCGGTATACTTTCAGCTACAACACTTATCTCAACGTTAGGTTGTTTGATTGCTCGGTCTATAAGAATTGGCAATATACCGAATGTTTTACCGGCACTTGTTCCTCCCTGTATAATCTTAATCCGTTTTTTTAAATCAAGGATCTTATTAATTGAACTGGTTCTCTGAAACATCCAATTTTTGTATAAGGTATATATAATTAGCTTTTAAACCTAAATAACCAACAGGCACAAAGTTTACTTCATACTCTTTATACGTTTTGATTCCGCATTTAAAATTAGATGCCGCATAATAGTGCCATTCTTTACTATTAGTTTTAAATGCAGATTGATTAATCATTTTCTGCAATAACTTTTTGAATCGTCTTTTTGACGTGCATTTAACCTTCATTGCTTACATCTGGGAATAAAGGTTGCTCTATGTTTGTTTGTTCTATCTGCTGAAGCGGTGCGCCATATCCGGAATCCATTAAAGCTTTGTAGGCTGTAACATCTCCTTCTCTTGCTTTCTTAATCAAAGCCAAAGTCATTAAATCTTCTTGGCTCATTGTTTCGCTTTCTCCTGTTAAAGGGTTCTTGAGCGATTGATTAACTTCTAACCATTTACGTG